CGCGGAGCGTCAGAGGCTGTGAGTAGACGCCGTTCCCACGAGCACTCGTGAACTGCTCTATGGGGAACGAGTAGGACGTAGGCTTTTTGCGCCCACCCGCCGCTATGACGTTGTAAATGCCCATCAGTTCAGCCCCGCGCCCGCGATTACGAAAGTCGTAGGGTCAAGGCACACGACCGTCACGAAAGCACGCGGGTCAAGAGTGCGGTTGCCCGTTGACGTTGTGCCGGCGCTGTACATCGTAACGCCGCCACCTTGCGTGACGGTCATGTTGCTCGTGCTGTTGTTGAAGATTGAAATGGTCTGCCCTGCCGAGAAAACGGAAGCTGGAACGGTCACGCCCGAACCGTTGCTTGAAATAATTTTCCCAGAATCCGAGGCTATGAGAGCGTAGGATGTCGTCTGCGTATTGATCGGCAAAACGCGAACGTTTCCGATGTTGTCCGAAACGGCGCTGGCACCAACCGTGCTCGTGAATGTGGCCGCACCTGTCACGTTAAGCGTGCCGGATGCCGTGACATTCCCCGTGGAGACGTTCGTCGCCGCGAACGTCGTGCCATTCCATGTCAGCCCCGCTGCCCCGCTGAAAGCACCGTTGCTGTTGAAGATGATTTGCGTGTTGCTGCCCGGCACAGGTGCCGTCGTTGTGCGGACATTGGTGCCGTCACAGAAAATGTTGATGCTGACGTTTCGATCAAGAGCGACCGACGTTCCACCACCCGCCGAAGCAATCGTCACTGCGTGAGGACCGCCCGACGAATCCGTAGTCGTATTGCGAACGATCCACTGGCCGCCAACGCCGCTCGGCAGGGTATATGTCACGGGGGCAGCGATCGCTCCCGAAATGATGAAAATCAAGGACCGATACTCGGTGCTTGTCAGGGTGGCCGATCCGGCAGTCGCGTTGAAGCTCGTCACTCCGCCGAACGCCTGATCGATGATGTCCATGTCGCCGTTGACGGGGACATTCCACGTATCAACGTAGTCCCCGTTTCCGGGCTTTTCGAGGCTCTTGTTGGCGGTGAACGACGAAGCCATGGTCAGATGCCCTTGTTCGCGATAGCGAGCGCCTTTGCGACGGTCGTATCATCATGCTGGAGGAGAGGCTCGGTGGCCTTCTGATTGGCCTTGTGGTTCGCTTTCACGCGGGCAATCAGTTTCAGAGCCTCTGCCTTGTGATCCATGCCGACGCCGCCGCCGTTCTTGTATCCTACACGACCGCCGGAAGCCTCCAAGGCTGGATACTGAGCTTTATCCGTCTGAGCAGAACTCGCCGCCGTGATCATATTCGTGATCCCCGTAGTGAAGCGGTTCAGGATCTGACGCGACTGCGGCGAGGACGAGAGAATTTTTGTCAGTTCCGAGATGACGGCCGGATCAGTCGAAAGAGCCATCGGGACGATCTTTTCAGCGATCCTGCGTTCGCCGGCATTGATGAACATTTTGCCGATAGCGCCAATAGCAGCGCCGACACCGGCCTTCATGGCCGCTTCAGGAGAGAGGATTTGACCGGCCATTACGCCTTCAAGGCCAGCGCCCACGACAGCACCCGTGCCGAGTGCGCCTTTATATCCCGGCTGCGTTTGGACGAAGGCCAATTCTTTGACCTTCGAGAGCGCGTTCTCAGCAAGGACCGTGGCCTCGACTTGAGCGAACCGCTCGGGGCCGAGCGCGATGCGCGCCTTCTCGCGGAAGATGTTGTCCTTGGCGAACCTGTTGGCGAGGCCTGAAACGTTTCCGGTCTTTGCCATATCCTGAATTTGCTGGGCGAAGCCTATCGAAAACAGCTCTTTCTGCTCGTCGTTCAGCTTCTTGAAGTTTTCAACAAACTCGTCGCGCTTCATCGCGTTGATGTTTTTGAAAAAGTTCATGCCCGCTTCGGGCGCGCTCTCCGCTTTGAAGGCATCATAGCTCGTGCCGCGCGCATTAGTGTAGCCGGGGACAGCGTCAAGAGCTTTTAGAAGCTTCTCCCGCGCGTTGATGGCTGACGCGGCCGTAACATTGTCGCCGCTTCTTTGCGCCATTGTGATAATGGTACGAAGTTCGCGATTGACCTGATGCCAATATGACAAGTTGCCGAATTGCACGCTTTGAGAAGTGCCGGGGCGCATGATGGGGTTGCCCGATGCATCAAAAAGGCCCGTGGCCTGCGCAGGAGTTGCTCCTGTGATTTTAGGCGGACGGATGTCGAAGGCCGGCATATTTGCCGCCGTCGTTTCCGCATCTTTCATCGCCTTCTGGAAGATGGGCCGCCCCATCAAATCGCCGAACTGGTTGTGGTTGATCGCAGCGGCCTGCGGCTGCGACCTGACGAGGCTGAAAATCTTATCCAGTTCGATCTTGTTTGACTCTTCGATCGCTCGCGTCAGGGCAGCAGCGTCGATCGGCCTTCCGAAGACATTGGACAGGTCTTCAGAAACACGAGCGCCGGACTGCGTTGCGCGCTGACGCAGGAAGGCGTTGTAGTTTGCCGCAGCCTCCTGCGTTTCGTCCGTCATGCTCGCAGCACGACCGAGGAGGCGGCGCGTCTCAGGGCCTGCAATGTCGAAGATGGAGATGTCGACGCCTCGGTCCTGAGCAGCCTTGAGATCGTCAAGCGACATGGAAGCTTGACCCTTGCGAATGTCGGTCGCAAGGGCAGCAGCGAGCTGCTTTTCGCCGACACCTGTAGGAGCGGCGTAGGCCTTCACCGTGTTGGCAAGCTTCCCTGCGATTGATGTTCCGGCCATGCCGACGCCGAGGCCCGCAAGGGTTCCAAAGAGGCGGCCCCACGTATCATCCTCGCCACCTTGAACGGATTGCGCACCGATCTCGCTTCCTACGCCGGTAAGGAGACCCACAGCGGTGCGCCCGATAACACCGCGAACAGCGCCGGGGACGCCCTGTGAAGCGAACTCCGCTCCTGTCTCAATGACCTTCCCCGCCGGGGTTTGAGCCTGATAGGCCGCAAACTCCGGACCTTCTTTCTTGATGAATTCCGACACGCCCTTGTAGGTCGGCAGACCTGTAAGAGGGGCGCGGAGACCCTTCTTTTGAGCTTCGGTCTGGTCTTCGTAAAGAGGTTTAGACGTGATTTCGGCACGACGCTCGGGGGTCAAATATCCAAGCTTTTCGCCGACAAAAGCGCCCGCGCTACGCAGCGCCGTAGGGACGTCTTCGGCGGCAAACGATTCGATCGATCCAAGACCCCCGGCAATCGTGCTGGCAAGGCCTCGCGTGCCGCCTGCAATAGCAGCCTTTCTAACATCTTCGCCCGTGCTGATTGACGGCTTTTCCGTCTCGGGAGTGCCTTCAAAAACAAGTTCTCTGCCGCCGAGAGGGCGGGCAGCAGGCTTTTCAGGCTTCGCTTCAACGGGCGCGTCAAAGATCAGTTCTTTATTTTCGAACATTGATCACATCCCGAAGAAGCGGAGGATACCGGAACCGTATGCCTTTTGGATGGCATCCTTCTGTCCCGGCGTCAGGGTGGCTCCATAGTATGCGACCGCTTCGAATTGCGTAAGCGGGCGACCCGTCTTCGGGTTCATTACGGGGACGACCTTGCCATCGGGGGCGCGCTCGTAGAGCGGCGTGAGGTACATCTTTTCGATGGACCTCTGAGCCTTGTCGTACTGAGCCTGCTGGAAGCGCGGGTCCGTATCGAACGCGGCAGGGAGGCGAGAGCCTGCGTAGTTCGAAACCCGCTGGTAGCCATTGGCGTCGAGCGTGCGCTTGACCGACTGATAATAGTTGTCCTTGTCGATTTCACGCAGAGGCTGAACCAAGAAGCGCGAGATGAGCTTCGCCTGACCTTCCGTCGAGTTGAGGTTCGTCGGAATGGCGTTGAGCACCTCGCTGAGAGCCGCGTAAGAACGCTGCCCGGCTTCAGAGGTGATCTGCGTTTGCCGGTTGGCAACCTCTTTCTTGATCGCCTCAATGTTTGCAAGATCAGCAGGGTTGCTGATGACACTGACGCCAAAGGCCGTGTTGCTCAGGCCGTTGATCTGCGCCACCAGAGGCTCAAGCACACGCTGTCCCGGCCCCGGCGTAAGAAGGTTCACGCCACGGGGGAGAGCAGCCAGAGACGAGCCGATGACAAGCGTGCTGTTGCGAAGACCGCGAGCGTTTTCGGCTATCTCCGTCTGCGGCACGAACACATTCTTGTAGTTCCGCTCCATCACGTCAGGAGGGGTGGCCGCAAGAGTGCGTGCCAACTGCGTCGTGTCCGCAATAACGGGCTGCGAGGGCGTATAGAGCCCGGTGGGTGTCGTTTCAGAAACACCCGCCGCAGGGGTCGCAGCAGCAGGAGTTGCCGCGCCGAGGCCCTGCACTGTGGGCACTGACGGCGGCGCGATGCCTGCCGCACGCATCTGCTCTTCCGCTTCCTTCGTGGGAGGCGGCGCTTCGCCACGCTTAAGAGCCTCGTAATACTGCTCCAGCGGCATGAACTGCTGAATGCCGTTGCGATAGAACGAGAAGAGGCCGTTTCCATACGGGTCTTTGAAGAACTGAGCGCGTCCGGTAGCCGCTTCAATTCCGGCGGTCGTGGCCTGCATCTGTTCGACCTGCGGGACGCGGCTGTACATGTCGGTGTATGCCGACACGCCGCCGACGAGGCCTTCGCCGAGCGCCTGACCAAGGTTACGCTTTTCGGACGCGAGCATCGCGCCGAGGCCGCCGAGGAGCGGAACGACGAACCTCTCGCTCTTGAGCGCCTCGGGCAGGCTCTTACCGAACGTGGCCTCGAACGGACGATCGCGCTCGCGCTTCTGTTCAGCGGTAATAACGCCGAGGCCCTTCTTGGCTTCTGCTTCGCCGGGTCCAGCGGACGTTCTTTCGCCGCCCATACCATTATAGGCGTTGACGAACTTCCGCACGTAATCGGCGGTGGTCATGTTTACATCGCGCCGTCCGGCGGCAACTGCCTGTTCAAACGGAAGGCCGGAATGCCACATCGATGCGGCATCAGCAACGTTGCCGTACCTTTTGACGTAAGATCCAAACTCCCCCTTGAACACAGCTTCCTGCGCGTCAGGATTGGCAAGAAACTCCTGCGGCGAGAGCGCCTGTCCGTACCACCGCTTCGTCCACGCAGGGATGTTTTCACCCATGACCTGATACTTGCCATAGGCCCTGTCGACGAAGCCTTTGCGCTGCACGTCAGGACCAATGGCGTCGTAGCGGTTTGAACTTTCAATAAGAGACTTGGCACGCGCCGCACGATCAGGGTCGTAACCTTGAGGAATAGCGAACTGATCGGTTCCGGGAGCCTTGGGCTCGCCGCGCAGGGCTTCCGGGGGACGGGTACGGGGCTGTTCCGCAGCAGGAGCCGCCGGGGCCGCAGCAGGAGCGGGTGCCGCTGCAGCGGAAGCGGCCGGGGCTACTGCGGGAACGGGCGATGCAGCAGCAAGCCCCGTAGCCGACTCAGGAGCAGGCGCAGCGGGAGCAGCCGTGGCGGTGGGAATGATACCGAGACCAACCGCAGGCGCGGCCTGCGGCTTCGGTGCTTCTTCTTTTTTGTCGGCGTAGCCGAGCGCCGCATTGACGGCACTCGTCTGAGTAGACATTGCCTCCCCGATCTGGCCGGGCTGAGTCGCCTCAACCACGCTCGGGACGGGGTTTCTCTCTATAGCAGCGCGCTCAGGACTGCCCGGCAAACCGACGATTGCGCTGCGCGCCATGTCCTGACCGACAGGACGCGGCTCCTCGGGAGGAAGGCCCCTTTCCTGTCTAAGGCGCTTGATCTCGTTGAGGCGATAAAGCTCAGGATCCGGGTCAAAGAAACGGCCAATCGCTGTTTCGGACGGCTTGAGAGCCGCCGCGCGGGCGCGAGCAGCTTCCTCGATAGCAGCCATAGGCGACGTTTCAGGAGCAGGCGAAGCGTAAGTTTCAAACGGACGCGACCTCTCTTCTTCCGAAAGCGGCTGGCTGATGTCGGACGCAAGCGTGGGGTCAACTCCTTCAGCGCCACCGAGCGCCTTTCTGTTCCGCACAGCACGGGCATAATCGATGGCCTTCATGCCGTCGATTTCATGCACGGCGCCGGGGCGGCGCTTCTCGACTTCCTGAGCGATCAGGCCGATCTGCGCCTCGGGTTCGCCTTTGTAGTTGTACTTGTAGACGGTCTGGCCGTCGTAGGTCTTCCCGATCGGAACGATGTTTTCCTTCATCCGCTTGTCGGAGAAGATCATCGGAAGAACGGTCGCGGCGATCTTGACAGCATCGCCTACGCCGACACCGCCCCCACCCCCGCTGGGAGGAGCGCCCTTCGCGGTCATAAGCTCGTGCTTTTTCGACTCATCGGGGATGTCGAGGCCGAGGCCGGGGGTCTTGTATGCCGAGATCGGCTCGTCGACCTCGCCGCCTTCCTCGTAGCCGATGCGGCCACCGCGGGCGGCAAACAAGCTGAGAAGCTCTTCTTTCGGCAACGCTTCAGCCACAGCCGTCGCGGGCTCTGCGGCAGCGCCGAGGCCTTCCGCCATCTGCGTCGGGGCTTCGGTGCCGAGATCAGCCGTCTTGGCTGCGCCGATGCCGTCAGGACGAGCCTGCGGCGTAGGCGCGTCGGATTTCGCCTCGCCAGTCGGAGGCTTCTTATCCTGCTCCTCGCGCCATTTCTTGTAATCGCCGTAGGCTTCCTTGCCGGATTTATAAAGCTCAGAAATGTTCTTGCCTGTCTGCGCGGCCTGAGACATGCCGCTCGACGGACGCTGCGGAGGCGCAGCAGGCGTGGCAAGCTTACCGACAGGCAGAGAGGCCTGCGGAACGCGACCAGCCCCGCCGGGTGTGCCCTGCGCGCCCATGGGCGTGCCGGGGACGCCATACATGCCGTACTGCTGCTGCTGCGACTTCAGCAATTCGCGGATCATATCCTGATCAAAGCCTGCGGATCCACCGGCAGCGAACCCGAGGCCCGAACGTTCAGGCGTAACAGCTCCGCCTTCGCTGTTCTCCGTGGCCTTGTCGTAATCGACGGTCTTGTAGCCCTGCGACTTGCCGACCGCTTCGGGGTGGCGCTTCTCCACGTCCTGAGCCATGAGGCCCATGCGTGTGGTGTCTTCGCCCTTGTACTTGTAGGTGTAGATCGGCTGACCGTCGAAGGTCTCGCCGACTTTCTTGATGTCTTCCTTCAGGCGGCGATCCGAGAAGAAGCCGCCGGGCTGAGTCGTGGCCGTAGTGGAACCCGACAGCGCGCCCGTGCCCATCGCGATGTTCGCGAGGAACTGCGCCACCTGAAACGGATAGCCCTGTTCCTGAAGGAACTGATTGTAGAGAGCGGCCTTGCCGGCCTGCTCCGTCTGCTGCTGAATCTGGCCTGCGCCCAGCTGAGCCTGCGCGCCCTGCAAGGCGGCTGCTTGCGCTCCGGTGCCGAGCCCTGCCAGCTGCTGGCCGGCCGCCAGCTGCCGCTGAAGGTCGGACGCGATGACGCCCTGCTGCCCCGCTGCTGTCTGCACGCCCGTCTGATAGCCCTGCGCATAGAGCGGGGCGATGGCCTGAGCCATGCCGAGACCCTGCTGCCGGATCAGATTAGCGCGCTCCAAGCCGGAACGATCGCCGCCGAACGCGCCGGAACGAATGGCAGAAGCTTGCTGCTGCGCACGCTGCTGGCCGAACTCCTGCTGCAAAGCCTTGACGGTCGGGTCGACGACGGACTGCGTAAACGGGTTCTGATAGTAGCCGATCTGCTGCTGCGTCAGAGGACCGACGCCTTGAGCGCCGCCCATCGTAAGCCCGGTGGCTGCGCCATAGAACGGCTGCGCCATACCCGCAGCGACGTTCGTCCCGGCGATGCCGGCCTGTTGCGTTGAGGTCAGAGGAGCAACGAAGGCTTCCGCCGTTGTGCCGTACTGTTGGAACGGGCGGGCAGCAACGCCTTCTGCACGAGCGTTGACGGCGTTGTATCGCGCCAAGACCTCGGGCGGGATAGACACTGTCTGTGTAGTTGTGCCGCCCTTGCCGCCGCCACCCATATCAGTGCTCCGTCGTCGCTTCGTCGTGACCGGTCTTCACACCATAAAGGAAGAAGGCACCGGCGGGGGCACCGAAGTGCCTTTCGTAAAGACGTATTTTAGCTTCAGTTCGGTGGTTTGACAAAACACCGATCAGAAGGGGGACGGAAAGGCTGTCGGCAACTTCTTTGGAAAAGTCCACCAGCTTCCTCGCGTGACTCTGATCCTGATTCGATCGGCTGGCTTTGCGGAATTCGGGGTCCACAAAAATTGCCTTCTCTTCGAGGATCCAAGAGTCTGAATACCACATTTGAGACACGCGCAGAAGGATGGCGGCCTCGATCTTTTGACCCGGAGCGCCGATGATCCCGATAAGGCCCTGCCACAGGTAAAGAGCCGGACGGATCATGCCGAGCATTTTCTCGGGGTTCATATCCATGACGCCGTTTTCGTTCCACGCCCTCGCAGCGAGATCCATGAGGGCATTCTCGTCTTGCGGCGTCCCGAGCCGTACCTTCATCTGCGTCAATCCTTTTTAGGGCCGGGCAGGGCCTGTAGCGTGCGGATCGTATCCCGGCGCATTTCCTTGACGAAGTGGTCTAGAATCTTGTGCCCGTCGTCAAGGTTGCCCTTCCCGATCGAGGAGACCTCGTCCGGCGTCAGAACATATTCGCCGCCGGCCGCAATGATCGGGACGAGGCTTGTGGCGCCGCCTTCCGCTTTCTTGGGAAGTTCGGCACCGTAAGGGGCAGGCCCTTGCTCATACGGCTCGGGCGAACCCTGCTCATAAGGCGCAGCGCCCTGACCATAAGGCTCGGGCGACGATTGTTCGTAAGGCGTGCCCACGAACGAGATTTTCGCGTTCTTGAAACCCGCCATCGTGTTGCCTTCGCCCATTGCCGAGATGATGTCGGCCGGGATGACGTAGCTCCCGGATTTGACATGCATCGGCAGATGGTCGGTGCGCCCGGCAACGTGCGAGTGTATCGGGCCGGCGTGCGGCATGGGTGTGCCTTCGACGGTCGTCGTCTTCGTGTAGCCGCCGTCCGCACGATGTTTCCGGGCGCTTCCGCCGCGGTACATGTTGCTGCCGCCATCGTCGCCGCGGGACGATGCATCGCCGCCGCTGATGCCGAAGTCCCCACTGTTCCCCTGCTGAACAGGGGCGGCCTGCTGAGGCGCCCTCTGTGACATGCGGGACATACGGTAGTCCATATACTCACGCAGGCCGGGATATTTCTGACCGATGAACTGGTCAGCTGCTCTGGTCAAGAGATTACCTTCATCGCCTTGCCCCGACATCGGTACGTTGGCGAAGGGAGACATGCCGGAAGTTTGTTGAAGCTGCTCTTCCTGCCCGACCATGCTCATAGGCATCATGCCCGGCATCATTCGCAAGAAGTCGAGGCTTCCGCCGTTTGCGCGGTGCCTGCGAGCGTTCTCCAATGCGATCGCGACAGCCTGTTTCTGCGGCCGACCGGAGCGCGTCAGCTCGCTGATGTTGGCGCTGATGGTCTTCTGAGAACTGCCCGGCTTCAGCGGCATGACACGCTCCTTAGCTGAACGAGACGCACAGGATCATGCCCGTGCCGGGTTGAACGACGATGCCCTGATTGGCCGGAAGCTTCACTTCTTGGATGCCCACCGTGTTCTGGATGACATACAAACGATTGCCTGTGCCGGCGAGGCCCACCGAGGGAGCGTCATAAATGATACCCGTGGTGGAGCCCGCCACGATCACGGAAACTCGGGCTACCCACGAGTCGCCCGGCTGAAGCAGCGTCGTGGTGCTCACTTCACGCGAGTTGCGGAAGCCTTCGAGGTTGTAGAGCGTGTCGCTGATATTGTTGACGCCGACGACGGCGTTCTTCTGCGTAGTCAGAATGTCGGAGAGAGACGCCGTCATCAGAACCTCCCATCCTGTTGCACGCGATATCGAATGTTCCCCAAACGCCAGAACGACCCGATATCATCGCTTTCGATCTTGATCGAAACCAGACGGCCACGGAAGCGCGGCGTGAAGAACGTGGAGGCTTGCGTCATCGTATACGGGCCGTACTGAAGCGGCGTCTGGCTCGGATAGTCCGTGACGAAGAAGGTGATCTTGACGTTCGCGCCCTGCGTTCCGCCGTAGTAGCCCCACTTCATGTCGGGCCACACTTGGTCGACGAACATCTTCACGTTCGCTTCCGTCAGAACGAAATAGCCCGTCTGGAAGCTCGACAGCATGGGCTGCCCATCTGCGTCAGGCGATGTCTCGTGCTGATAAATGAACGTATCGGCACCCGCACCGATGGGCGGCCCGAGGACGGACTCGTTGATCCACGCCGTCCGCGCCAGAGCGCCGAAGTCCCACTGATCAAGCACGAAGTTGTATTTGATGTAGTGGCTGACTTCGCCGCCGTTCGACATCGTCGGGTAGTACCACGCGATTTCACCAAAGCGGCTGTTCGGAGCCACGCGGATTTTGTCGAGGTTCGTCGTGTCGAGGTCTTGGAAGACCACGTCCCACACGGGGCAACGAATGGGTTCGACGCCACCACCCGCAAGCCGGAAGAACTGCGACTGCCCCATCCAATAGACAATGCCGTTCACGGATGCGGCCGCCTTGCGCCCGATCAGACCGCAGCCCGTGCCGATTTCGTTGAACTGGTAGATGTACGGAGGACCGGAATATTGCATGGCCCAAACGGCCAAATCGGTCCAGATCAGGCCCTGTTGCGGGCCTTGAATGCACTGCACGATCCGCGACCCCTTGGGGATGCGATACGAGCCCGCCTGATTGGTCGTCAGTGCGATCCATTGGTTGTAGTCGTTGACGTCGCACCAGCGGATCAGCAGCGGATCCACAATGCCTGTGAACGTCGAGCCCCAAGCGATGATCTGTCGCTGCGGCATGGCAACGAAGATGCCTTCGTTGACGACCGGCGCTTGTGGAATGATTTGCGCGACCGGGTCGCCGAAGGTCGGGTTCCACGCATAGATCGGGCCGTTCAGCGGACACGAGACAAGCGTTTCGCCCCAGTTGTCGAGCGTCCAGTCGATGGCATTGATAGGCGTTCCCGTCCCCGCCACAGGGGGAATACCTGTGCCATAGCCGCCGGCGCCATAGGGGCCGACGCCGTAGCCTGTGCCCGCCGCCAAAGGGCCGATGCCGTTGTAATAGACGAAGCGAACGTCGCCGCTGTTCTCGAAAAAGCTGAACTCGCCGGTGATCGTGCCGCCGCTGACATACGCGCCGGTCTCGGTGTCGCTGTAGCTGAGAGAGCCGTCCGAGGTAGATGTCAGCGTGAACGTGCCGTTGTAGCCCGCAGGATTGATGCCCGCGATGTCGACGGTGCTCCCGTTCGTAAACGTGATGCCCGCAGCGTGCGTCAGCGTCACCACAGATCCGGTGCCGGATGCGCCCGTCACGGCTATCGCAGCAGCCGTTGTGCTTGCAGAAATGACGAACTCGTTCGTGTTCGTGACGCTGCGGATGATGTAGTTGCCGTACAGCGTTATACCGCCGATCGACGTGGCTACGAGGACGGGGAACGTGTCACCTGCTTGATAGCCGTGATCTTCAAGATAGACGGTGACGAAGTCGCTGCCAGTTGTTGCGAAAAACTCAGGGACAGCGCCTCCGTTCGTTACCGAGGCCGTCGCGTTTTGAGGGTCGCCGAACTGATCGAAGGCGTAAATCTTATAGGTGTTCGCGCCGACCGCCGTAACGGGGTACAGGCCGAACAGGATCAGACCGCCGACACTGATTTGCGTCTGGATATCCACCACGTCGTAATTGTCGGCGTTACGGCCCGTGTCCGTGACAGTGATTTCGTTGCTGCCCGCGGTGGTCGTGAAGTCAACGGCGATGTTGACGATCGTCGTCTGCGGCGTGATGTCGGTAATGCCGCCCGACTCGATGACATTCAGTGCTGAACCGCCGCCGGCAGGGATGCCTTCAGCCCCCGCAGCCAGATAGCTGTTCGCGTTCGTGTCCTCCCACGCCCACAGAGCGCGAACGGTCGAGCCGATATCGTTCGACACGTATTTCGTCCAACCGCCGAGCTTCTGCACGAGCCCGCCAAGCGTGCGATCCGGGATGAAACGGATCAGTTGGCTGTCCGACACCGCAGCCTCGTTGAGGGCGGGCGTCTTGTTCTGGTCGACGCCGGGGAGGATTTTGAACGACGAATAGGGCATCGCTTACCTCGTCGGGGAAGCGACGGGCGACGGAGACTGCGAAGACCAAGCCGCAGCTTCGAACTTCTTGCGGTTCTCCTCCATCATGGCTCCCTTCAAGAGCGCCTGATACTGGCTCTCGTAGGTCACGGCCATCTGCGGGTCGTCGTTGGCGCGACCGAAGTTCCGCTGATAGCCGGACACGTAGACCATGCTCGCCATGATGAAGAGGTCGGGCAGATACAGGCTGATGAACGTGGTCGGATTGCTGATGCTCAAGCTGTTCGGGCGGATCGTGCCGACGATTTCGGCTTGATATGCGGCGTCAGGATACGGCCCGAGCAGGAACTGATAGTCGTCGAACACGGCGAAATATTGCGGCAGCGCCTTGCTCTGAGAGTCGCCGTATACCGAATCAAGGAACTCTTTCGTTGCGGGCAGGAGCGCAACGCGGGTGCCGTTGTCGGGGTTCGTGGTGCCGGCAGGCGTGATCAAATTGATCTGCTCGGGCACGACGAATGTGCCTGTGGGAACGTTGATCGATCGCGTGCCGACCGTGCATGCATAGGACGTGTTGCTCACCGACGTGAACAGGAAGTCCAGTTCACGGTACATCCGGTTCTCGGCGTATGTGATCATCATGGGCAGAATGTCTGGAACGCAGGATCGGTCTCCTCGACAACAGCCAAGGTTGCGATTTGCGTGACATACTGCGAGTAGGTAAGACCTGTTGTCACTGCTTTGCTCCCCACGCCATATAAGCATCTTCCGGCGGCAACTTGTTCAGTTTCTGATGATTATCCGTAGCCGGGATCACCCGAAGGTTCCACGGTACATGAAGCCCGTTAAAGCCGCGACCTTGAAGCGGGTGAATGTGGTCAACATGATGCTTGATGCCAGTTTGCATCGAAATCGCAGCAGCCACGTCGTAAAACTCTTGAATCAAAGCCATATCAATGGCCGTTAACCATTCCGGCGTTGCGTTGCGCTTCATTGCTCTACGACGCGCATATCGCGCCGTCACCAAAGGCGCATTCCGCTCGGCCCATTTGCGGCACGACGCTTTGTGCTTGTCAGCATTTTCTGCGTAGTACCGCCTACCCTTCTCGGCGATTTTGTCAGCGTTCACCGCCGCCCATCTTTTCTTCGCAGCGCGATCACGATCAGGATTGGCGTTCCTCCATGCGGCCGCCTTCGCGCGAGTGCATTCGCGGCAAGCGTATGCCAATCCGTCTTTAGCTTCTGACAGCTTGTTAAACGCCACCGTGTCCTTGGCTTCGCGGCATACGCGACACGTCTTCTTCGTCAGAAACGCAGGGTTCGTTTCCTCCACGACAGCCATCGTGGCGATTTGCGTGACATACTGCGAGTAGGTAAGACCCGTTGTCATGCCAAGAACCTTTTGTAGGCGTCGGCCAGTTTAACATCATAGGCGTTCTTGGCATAGCCGGGGCCGTTGTAGCCCCGAGCGAACGTCGCCCAGTCCAAGTTTTGGATCGCGGGCAGCAGCTTCGCGTTCTTGATGAAGCTGATCATCATGGCGACGTGCTTCGCCTCGCCATCCATGCAAGCGAACACGAAGGTCTCAACGTCGCCGTAACCCGCGAGGTTGTGATTGGACCCCATGATCTGGCCCATGCCCCACGAGGCCGACTTCAGCGCGACGGACTGGTTGATTTCAGACGCCGCTTCAAGACGCGCATACTGAGCATCAGAGCCTTTCGGGTAAGGCTGCATGCCCCATTTGGGGTAGGCGAGGCCCGCGTCGATGGCCGTTTGACGCTCATCCCCTGCCAGAAGGCGATGGAAGATGTGCGGCTCAAACAGGATTTTCGGACGACCTTCCTTGTCGAAGCCCGACCCGGCGGCCTCGACCGCGATCACGGCTCGCAGAGCAGCGGGTTCGATGTCGTTCTCTTGCGCGAGTGCGACAACCTCTTCGATTGTCAGCTTTGCGGCCATGCCTTTGAAGTCGCCGAAGTCGATCATTTCTTGACCTTGCTCTCAAGGATGTTGTCTTTCTGCCGGGAGCCGACCGAAGACCCGAAATAATATGCCACCACCGCCGTCACGGTCTGCGACAGCGCACCGAGCATCATTATCACGCTTTCGGAACCGCTCCCCGGCATACCACGCCCGAGCAGCCAGAAAAGACACGCGAAGTAGCCGCCGAGGATGCTGAACGCGAGGATTTTCGGTGTCCAGTCGCGGGTCTCGATTTCACGGCGACGGGCGCTGTCCCGATCCTGCACGACAAGCCTTTCAAGATCGATGTCGAGTTCACGCATCCTGATCTTGAACGAGGCGTCGATTTCCTTCAGCCGCGCCAGTTGCTCGGGTGTGGCATTGGTCAGCGCCTCCATGACCTCTTCTTGCGTGCCGTCATTCCGGCCAAGAAGCGCCTGAGACACGGTCTTGACGGCCATACCCGCCAGAGGGCCACCCATAGCCGTCGCAAGTGTAGGAGCGACCGCGCCGATCAATTCGCCGATTTTGTCGAACATGCCGTCCTCACAAGCTGACCGCCCAGATGACGAGCGAGACCATGCCGATTGTTGCGATGGTTGCGCCGCCGATGACGAGGTTCACCATCTTCTCCTCTGCCAAACGTTGGGCTTCGGCGATGGCGGCTTCCTTCTGCGCCTTACGGACAGCAGCAATTTCCTTCTGAATCTGATCCCACGCCATGAGACCCCATTCCGAAACGATGTAGTTCCGGATTTCGTTCTCCATTTCCTCCGCCTCTTTCTTGGCGGCGAAGGCTTTCATGGCGATTTCTTCAGCAGATTCCTTTTGGCCCCAACCACGCGGCGGATCAGCAGCAAGGCGGGCAAGGTCAGACTGCGCCTTGGTGAGCGCGTTGTACTCTTTGACGACCGCGCTGATGTCCTTGCCGATCTGAATGGCCGTCTTGGCCGCAGCGGCGGCTGTCTTGGCGGCGGCTAGGACTGTCAAAGGGTCCATTATTTGTCAGCCTTGCCGTCGAGCTTGTCATAGATGCGTTGGAACATCTGTTCGATGTGTTCCATGCGGCGGTCGAGGTCCACCTTCATCACATAGTTTTTCGGCAAGTCCGTCTCGATGCGGTGCAGATCGGTCCGTAACTCCTTGACGGCGTCCCATATCTGCCGGCTGAACCAACCAATGGCCGCAAGAGCAGAGCCCGTCACGATGTTGATGAGGTCTTGGGACTGCATTATGCCGCCTCTTCCGTCATTCCGAACAGTTCCGCGCGAATATAATCCAGATTGCGCTTCAAGCGAACATCATCCGGCGTGGCTTTGTGCGCCAACTCAGCCTGTTCCAGAGCGATTTCCTTGAGGCCGAGGTTCCAAGCGGCGATGGACGCGAGGTCATGTGCCCAATGCCCCCACACGGCAGGGTCGCATGTATACACAGCCGCCCTGTCCGTGATCTTCAGCGCCCGCATGGAATAAGCGAACGTCTCTTCCCATCGGGCTTGCTTGTAGAGTAGCAGCGCCAATTCGCACCAAGGCTCTCGGGTTCCGGGGGCTTCGGCTGCGGCTTGGTGGAAAGCCCGCTCTGCGTCGGCCATGCGTCCGAGTTCAGAATAACACCGACCCATTGTGCGATAGGCATAGCACCTCTCATTCGACCACGTCGCTTCCGGCATCTTCAGATAGCGTTCGATGGCCTCGATGGACTCGTAATGCCGCCCGTGGAAGCTGAGTTCGCGGGCGTAGTAGAAGGCGTTGCGCGGGCAGCGCGGGTCCTCTTTCACCGACAGTTCCAAGAGGTCCATGTACTGGCCCCGGCTCTTGGTCGGATCGGGCTTGTGAACCGCCAACAACATGTCCGTCTGCGCCCAGACTTCTGTGATCCGGCCATCCGGTATGGGGTACTCGTGGCACGGGTGATGCCACATGTAACCGTGCCGAGCGTGGATTTTCTCGTAGTAGAAGGCGATGCCGCAGCCCCAGTCGAACATGTAGCGCAGCCGGGTCGTGCTTGGCGTCCACACACGCTCGATTTCCTGCCTCCATCCCGGCTGAAGCACCTCATCAATATCAAGCGAAATGCACACATCCATATCGCGAGGGATGAGAGCCATTGCGGCATTACGCGCCAAGTCGAAGCGCCACGGAGTGATGCAGATATCATGCACCACTGCGCCGTGCTCGCGGGCAACGTCGGGGAGACCGTCCGTCGAACCCGTGTCGGCGATCAGAATGAGGTCCGCATCCTTGGCCGATTCGCAGAAACGCGGCACGAAGTGGGCTTCGTTCTTGCTGATGGCGTAGACGCAGATGCGGAGCGCCACGTTGTGCGGCGTCCACACATAGATGCCGATTTCGTTGTCGATCACCGACCACGACGGCGCGCCGAACCCCTCGCGGACTTGCTCGTCCGTCCAATCGTCTTTGAC